CCCGAATAACGACCTTTGGGGTGAGGTGGGCCAAACGGTCCACGTTTACGCTGAACGCTCACAACGGGCCATTTTGGACGATATAACAGCCTATTTAGAAACGAAAGTCAAAAAGATTTCAGGAAAGTGGGAATATCACTTACAGCACACTAGCACGAATAAACAGATCATACCAGATAATACAGATGTCCAGCCATTGCTTCATGTGGTTTTGGATGTCAAGTTTACCTATACCAAGAAGGAGAAAAAATAACAAATGGCAGAATTGATCCAAGGAAAAGACTTTATCGCGTTTTTCCGACGCGTTAAAGACCAGAAAAAACAAGACGCCGGAAAAGTAAGATTCCAAACGGAACTTACTTTGAACGCTGAAAAAGAAGTTGAAACCACAAAAACAAAAGATGGAGTAGTTAACTCTGTTTCAGATGGTGAAACTTCAGGAGAATTTACTTCACTTGCTTACCGTGAAGACAAAGACACGGTGAATATGTGGAAAGAAATGCGCAAATGGTTCCGCAACACTGACAAGATCGAAGTTTGGATTGTGGACCTTGCTAGCAAATTTGAAGACGCTGGAAAAGAAAAATATGACGTGGAATACTACCAAGGATTCTTCAAAAACTTTGAAATTTCCGCGCCGGCTGATGATAAGGTTGAATTGACCTATGAAGTAGCGATTGATGGAAATGGTGTAATCAGTACAGATACACTCACAGAAAGCCAAAAATCCGCTATCAATAAGGCACAGTACGACTACCACACTTTGGCCAAAGAGGGCGAAGGTACCGGGTTACCAGCTTAATTTTTAGGGGCTTATTAAAGCCCCTTATTTTTTTAATTTTTTTAAAGGAGAAATAACAACATGATTTTTAATATTGGTGGAAAAGACTATACTTTGCGTTTCGGGATTGGTTTCTTACGTGAAATGAACAAGCTTCATTCGGTTGAAATGGAAGGGATGAAAACAGGCTATGGCGCTATGACTATGTTTAACGCTGGGCGCGCAATGAATGACCCTTTGGCCTTGATTGACTTGATTAAGTCCGCGACTGTAACGGAAGCACAAAAGCCATCAAATGACGCTATTGAAGAATTTCTTGAAGATCTAATTGTGAATGGAAAGTATGATCAGACCATTGAAGAAATCATGCAAGAGTTAAAAGCGTCACCCCTACTCAAAAAGGCCATGAACCTAGCGGAGTAGGGCAAACGCAAGAATCAAGTTCTAGTTTTGGTTATGATGAAGCTTTGGCGTTATTAATCGCCCGGCACGGTATGACTTTCAAAGAAGCTATGCGGACCACGCTAGAAGAATTTGAAATTTATAACATGGCTTACGCAATCCAGCAAGAGGACAAGCGTTTAAACTCTGCTATCCAGGCTTGGTTTAATCAGTCAGTTAAAGCACAAAAGGGACGCGGTAAGTCCGCCCGTCCGGCTTTTAAAAACTTCAATGATTTTTATGACCATCAAAAAGAATTTGACAAGATTTTCAAAAGAAATCAACCTAACCAGTCCGGACCAAACAGAAAAATGGATATGGCTGAAAGAAATAGGTTGATGAATAAGGCATAGAAAGGAGGTAATTAATGGGAGCAAATTTTGACGTAACAGCCATACTAAAGGCGAACGTTTCCGACTTTCAAAGCGGTTTGAAGGAGGCCCAAGCCTCCCTTGCTAGTTTGAAAAATCAGACTGGTTCAAGCCTTGAAAAGTTGAGCGGTTCGATTAATACTGTAGGTGATTCCATGATGAAAGTAGGCGCTGGAATGACAGCCGGTTTTACTTTGCCGGTAGCCGGTGCCGTCGGTGGTGTTATTAAATCTTTTGCCAACTTGGAACAAGCCCTGGGCGGGGTTGAAACGCTTTTCAAGGATTCCGCTGGAACTGTTATCAAAAATTCAGAAACAGCATACAAGCGGGCCGGCATTTCCGGCGTGAAATACATGGAGCAAGTTACTTCCTTTTCTGCTAGTTTGTTACAGGGGCTTGGTGGTGATACCGTCCAAGCTTCAAAATATGCTGATATGGCTATCGTGGATATGGCAGATAATGCAAACAAGTTCGGGACGAATATCCAGGACATCCAGAACGCTTATCAGGGGTTTGCCAAAGACAACTATACCATGTTAGATAACTTGAAACTTGGTTATGGTGGTACACAGGAAGAAATGGCCCGGCTGGTTAATGAATCCGGCGTAATGGGCGACAGTTTCAAGGCTACGGCCAAAAACGTGAAGGATATTCCATTCGACAAGCTTATACAAGCTATCCACGTTACACAGGAACGAATGGGAATCACCGGAACGACGGCCAAAGAAGCAAGTGAAACGGTGGCAGGGTCCTTTGAATCTATGAAAGCTTCCGCCCAAAACTTGGTTGCGGGGCTTGGTCAGAAAAATGCTGATATAAAAGGCTTAATGCAAAACCTAAAAGATACAATAATCACATTCAAGAATAACATTGTGCGCGTTTTAGGTACTATCTGGGACAACTTACCATTGAAGCCGTGGCAAAAGTGGGTTGGTGCCGTGGTAGTTTCCGCTGGTCCAATCCTTACGGTAGTAGGTACCATCACTAAGGTAGTAGGTGGAATTGTCGGAATTGTAAGCAAGGTTTCAAGCGCTGTTTCCGCCCTGATCACTGGTTTCCAAAGTGCAACCGCGGGAGGTACAGCCATTTCTGGCGTGTTTGGTTCAATCGGAAGCGCTATTGGTGCCATTAGTGGCCCTGTTTGGGTAGTAATTGGCCTTATCGCGCTATTCGTGGGCGGTTTGGTAGGTTTGTATAAATCAAGTGAAGAGTTCCGGAATAAAGTCAATTCTGCTTTTCAAGCGGTTTCTAAGGCTGTTTCAAGCGCTATTAACGAAGTAGTGGGCTTTGTAAAACAGATTTTCGGAAGCCTTATTTCTTGGTGGAATGAAAATCACCAGCTTATTCTTCAAACCGCTGAAACAATCTGGAACGCTATAAAAGCGGTGGTGGAAACCGTCGTTAATGCAGTAGCACCTATTATTGAGGCTGGTTGGAATGCATTAGTTCCAATAGTAACAACAGCTTGGAACGCTATCAAAAACGCAATAGAAACCGTTTTAAACGTGATCCTTGGAATTATCAAATTAATCATGCAGATCATCAATGGCGACTGGTCCGGTGCCTGGGAAACCATCAAAGAAATCGCTAGTACGATTTGGGAAGGCATTAAAACCGTTATCGGAATAGCTATTCAAGGCTTAATTACAATTATCCAAGCCGGTCTTAATCTCTTGAAAGAGATTTGGACGGTAATCTGGAATGTGATTTCTACGGTTCTACAAACTATTTGGGACCTTATTGTCACAATTGTCCAAACCGCTATCCAGGTTGTGAGTGACGTTATTAATGCTGTACTTACTTTTATTTCAGATCTTTGGAATAATATTTGGAACGGGATTTTGACCGTCTTACAGACAGTCTGGAACGCAATCACAGAAACAGTAACTACTGTTATCAATGCGATTAAGACCGTGATTGAAACCGTGCTGAATACAATTTCAGATATTTGGAATACGATTTGGGGCGGTATAAAGGACTTTACCGGCTCTGTCTGGGACGGAATTAGTTCTATTATAAGCGGAACCCTTGGAGTGATTACCGGCGTTATTACTGGCGCTTGGAATGGTATTAGTTCTTTCTTGTCTGGTATTATGAGCGGTATTAGTTCATTTATTTCATCAACTTGGGAAGGTATTACTTCCGGAATAGGTGGATTTATGAGCGGAATTACTAGCACTATCTCAAACGGTTGGAATACCGTAGTATCAACCGTTACCACAGCCGGTTCTAACATCGTTAATGCGGTTACTACCGCTTTTTCTAGTGCCGTAGAAGGTGCCAAAAACTTTATCAGTGGTGCGATTGACGTAGGGGCTAACTTAATTACTGGTTTTGTTGACGGTGTTAAAAACTTTGCCGGTAACTTGATTAATGCCGTAGGTGACGCGGTGAGCGGTGCGATTGACTGGGCTAAGAATCTGCTTGGTATCCATTCGCCATCCCGTGTATTCAAACAGTTCGGTATCTATACCGACCAAGGTTTCATTGACGGGGTGGATAGCAAGGCCGAAAACGTGGCTAAATCAGTAGGTAGCATGGCCCAAGGGGCCATTAACGCCTTTGCTGGTAAGGACTTGTCCGGAGTATTCCAAGACGAGTTAAGCACGGTAGAAGGTTCTTTGGGAAGCCTGACCGCTTATGATCCAAACGTTAATTTTGACGGTGGAATTTTGACGGTAAACCAACAGCCGGCAGATATTACCTTAAAACTCGGAAGTACGACTTACCGAGCGTTTACGAATGACATCACAAGAGAGCAAGAAATGGAATTGATTTTAGGAAGTTATTAGAAAGGGTGAAGAAGTATGTATAACTATACTAGTTTAGGAAAATTAGATCAGGAAGTTGCTACTTTTGAGCCTAGCGATAACCTACTAATTAATGGACAGCCCCTTAACAATTTAGTTGAGGGGTATCGACACTTGACAGTTACAGGCCGTGGACTATTAGGGCGGAACGTTTCCACTACTAAAGTCCCTGGCCGTCGTGGTGTCTGGGTGGACAGCTTTTCAGACGAAGAACGCACCCTAGAAATCAAATACCAACTAAAAGCGGACACTAGCGCCCAAATGCGGGACAAATTCGCTAAACTAAATAAAATTCTAAGGACACACGCGCCTAGCGGATTCCTTGAAATCTCTTTTAGGGATGAACCTGATTACATTTACTACGGCTATTTTAACGGGGCAGATAGCTTTGAAGAAACTAGCCTAAGTATTGTTAGTAAGTTCAGTTTGCTGATTCCAGATGGTTATAAAAAGAAAAGGCCCCAAAATTCAACAGGGCCTATTTCTTTGGTGGACGCGGTGGAAGTGTTACCAGAATCTATCACGGTTACACCAACCAAGACCACAAACCAACTTCAAATTTTGAACGGGTCCAAGGTGCTTTCTTTTGCCGGAACCTACACGCCGGGGAAAGATATTGTCATTTCCTTTGATCCGGATGAAATCAAAATAACGTTTGGTGGCCGGAATATCCTAAGCGAATTAGAGCGATTCAGTCCGCTGGAAAATTTCACAGTCCGGGATGGTGACACGATAACCGCGGTTAATGCGACGGTTAAGAATGTAGTTTGGAGGGATGAAAGAACATGATTTATCTTTTTGACGAAAAAGAAAAGCTTGTTAAAATCGTGAATCGAAAAGCGGTTAAAACAGCCCTTCAGACTTATTCACTGACTACCGAGAATTATATTTCAGACCGCTTGACGGTTGAAATGAAAGCCCTGAATGATGATGAGTTTGAACAAGTGGAATATATGGCCATCCAATCAATGGAGAATAACCATCAATACCACTACTTTTATATTGCCCAAAAGAAAACAGTAGGCGATATTTCAACGTTTACGGGCGTACAGTCCGGAATTGAAGAACTAAGGAAAACCCCGGTCTTTGATAAACGCCCTAATAATATGCGGGCGGAATCAGTCATTAATGACCTTTTGAAAAATACAAACTGGCGCGCCCGGTTTGTTGCTGAAACAATCAACCGTAGCACTAATTTTTACTATATTTCTGTATTTGACGCCCTGAAAAAAATCTGTAAGGTTTGGGGCTTGGAAATGCAATTTTTCGTGGAAATGAACGGAAACGGAATTGGCGCCCGGTATATTGATTTTAAAAAGAGAATCGGTGAAGCTACTGGGAAACGTGTAGTTTACGGCCATAACGCCCTGGAAATTTTAAAAGAAATTGAAAGAACCAATATTTACACAGCCTTGGTGGGCCGTGGGAAAGGCGAACAAGTTTCTAGCGCTGAAGAAAGCGGAAAAACCGCGGACGGTTACGGCAGAAAGATTACCTTTGAAAACGTGGTATGGTCCAAGGCTAAAGGCAACCCGCTAGATAAGCCGTTAGGCCAAAGATACCTTGAAGATCCTGAAATGACTAGACGTTACGGGATAAAGAATGCAGATGGAAGCATGAGGGCTAAGATTGGTTTTGTTGATTTTAGCGAAGAAGAAAACCCCAATGAATTGATAAAACTAACTTATCAAGCCTTGATTAATGCGTCCCGTCCGCAATTAACCCTTAAAACGACAAGCGTTTATCTAAAAGGCGTTAAAATTGGGGACACTATCCGGGTAGTCCGACACGATAAGAAGTTAGACTATGATACACGGGTATTTGAAATTACTTTCAACCGTTTAAACAATCAATCTAGCGACATCAAGTTAGGCGACCAGACAAGCGAAAGCGCAAACTCAAAAATTCAAAGCGTAGCGGATAAAGCAGTTGAAGATTTTATTAATAATGAGTTCAACAGTTTTGTCAAAAACTTGCCGGATTTTGTTAAGTCCGCGGATGGTTACAATACTAACTGGTACAGCGTGGAAGACCCTGTTAAGAAATACCCTAAAAAAGTATTGATTAATGATATTTGGTACAAGCCGGATCCAGAGCATGAAGGCCATACCATCATGCAACGCTGGACGGGTGAAGTTTGGGAAGAAATCCTAAGAACTTACAATGAAGTAAGCTTGCGGGAAAAAATTGATCAGAAATTCAATGAACTGAAACAAACTACTGACCAAGCGATCCAAACAGCAAACCAAAAAGCTGAAGAAGCTTTGAAGAAGGCTGGAACGCTTCCCGACACGGCTAGACTATCCGAGCAGATCAAAAGGCAAGTTTTAGAAAGTCAAGATTTGACTAAGAAGGTAACGGAAACCTTGAAAGAAACTGATTCAGGGGTTATTTACAATAAAATCTTGCAGAATGTCAAGACTGACTTTGTGCCAAAACAAGTTTTTGACGGTTTTGAAAGAAGTACGAATGACGATCTTTCCCGCTTGAGTACGAAAGCAGAAGAAACTGAACGAAAAATTGTTAGACAAAATATTGAGTTTAACAAGCTAACTGAATCTAATAAGATTTATGAAAGAATTTTGGGTACTTCTGAAACAGGAGCGCCTGATAAAGTTTCCCGGCTTGTTATGTCTAGTGAAATCTTTAGAACTGAAGTCGGTAAGTATGTCACGGATGATAACAACTTAATTGTTAATTCGCTGACGATGGACAAGAACGCTTTGGTAGGAAATAACAACCCCAAAGTGAATATTTCAGTTGATAACGGTATTTTTACGATTAAAGCAGAAGGACTAACCGGCTATAATTGGTCAGGCTTCACACTTCCAATTTATGTTAAGAAAATTTATCAAGATGAAACTTATACTTTAGGTTTCAAGTATCGAATACTTTCAAAACTTGATAGCACCTTTGCTTTTAACATCAAGAACCACGGGTTAAATAAAATATTATTGAATGCGGATATTGGAACGCCTAACAGTCAGGCTTCCGAGGAATGGTATGAGTTCCAAAGGACGTTTACGGTTCAAGAGGATTTCGAGTTTGGTGAGGACAAAAACTTTCCGTTTTATATTTATCTTGCTAAGAATGGCTGGATAGAATTTAAAGAGCCTATTTTGGTACGAGGTAGCAGAACGGGAACCTATAAACCAAGTCAGTTTGACGACGCGTACAAAAAGACAAATGAGGCTAAGGAACTGGCAGAAAATGCTCAAACACAAGCAGAAAATGCTCAAATACGCGCCCAAAACGCTCAAACGCAGGCTATTCAAGTAGCTGAAAAGGCTGAAAAAGCAAAAATGACCGCGGAAGCTACTAGAACGCAAGTCACACAACTCGCGGGATCTTGGTCGGTACGCAATCTCAATAGTGCGGGCGACGTGATGGGACAGTTAAACCTCAACCCTGACGGATCTGTCAGAATTAACGAGGGCTTGCTATCAGTCGGTGAGAAGACCATCATCAAGGACGGAGTCATCAAGAAGTCCATGATCGGGAAGGCCCAGATAGGCACGGCTCACATCGACGAAATCGACGCAAGCAAGGCGAACCTTATCAACGTAACGTCCAAAAATGTCGCAACCGAGGGATTGACCGCTAACATTATAAAGGGCGGGAAACTATCGTCTCTTAATGGCGTTACTGATTTTGACTTACAAACCGGATGGTTAGAAATGAATAAGGAAGCCGTGGGAATTAGAAATAGATTCGAGGGTAAACCTATGCAATTTCTAATTTTTGGACAAGGTGCGATTAATGGCGTACCTTGTGCATACACGCAACTTATGAGTAACCGGAACGGTCAAACTGGGATTGAACACACTTCTGCCGGGATCCAGATTTGGAATGGTAGGCAGGGAAATAACGTTCAAACAGCAATTACTTTTTATGGAAAGACAATGGACTTTATTCCAAACTCTCAAGGCAGAGCTGTCTCTTTAAATACCGAAACACGAAGTTTTAGCGGTTTGAATAATATCGAGGCGACTGGAAATGTTATTGCTAACAATATATATTTATCTGGTTACGGCAACCATAATTTAAAAGCGTTATTTAACGATATTTACAAAAATATCCGACAGTTGCACGAAGTGAAGCAAACGGCAATAAATTATAGTTATTCAACTTATGGGCCAGTAAACTAAGGGAGGCATTATGGAAACAACAGATAAAATCATCAATGAGCTAGCTGTACAACTAGCAAATAAGGCGATTGAGCAAGCAAATTACAAGATTTTTTATGATGAGGCACAAGAAAAGCTTATAGAAGTGCAAACACAGCTTGAACAAGCACAAATTCAACTAAACAAAGTTAATCAAGTTTTAGAAGCGGACGAGGCCTTGAAAGACTTGTTTGATGAAGTAGCTGAAAAATTAGAAAAGGAAAAATAACATATGAGTTTTAAAGTAGTAAACAAATACGCACAAGACGCTAACCGCACGTTTGTGGCAATTCGCCAAGAAAATCCATATACAGCCTTTGACCGTGTTTTGATTGGTGACCGCACCAACGACACGGACGAGGCTCTTATTGAGGCTGTATTGGGTCAGATTGCCACTGAATTTAACCCAGCTGAAGGCGTGAAGAAACTTCAGGAGGATCTGCACAAACAAGCGGAAAGCTATGAAGAAAAGCTAGCTGAAAAAGACGCTAAAATCACGGAAGTAAAAGCCGTGGCAGATTGGGCAGTCCTTGCCCGTGTGACTGACACAGATAACCCGCTAGATCCGACTATCTTTAAACGTGGTTTGGAGTTAGTGGAGCTTGGTCAAAACGGCAAAACTTACCAACCACAAGAAATCTTTGTGGTGGAAGATCCTGACCATGTTGAAAAATTCCAAGAAGGGAAACGCGTCATGGTTCAAGTCAACGAGCCTTTCACTTATAAAGGAGAAACCTTGAAACAGCTTGAAACCTTGCACCAAAACGGAAAACTTGGTCTTTGGAAGTGGACCGAGCCAAAAGAAACCCCGAAAGCTTCAAATGAGCTAGAAACGCAACCGGTACAGTAAATAATTAGAATCATAGGGAGGTGGTTAAAATGGCCCTGGTGGACCTAATTGACAAGCTGACACCGGTTCTTGTAGTGATTATTCCTAGTTATTTTTCCTTCAAAAGTTCCAAGACTACAAAAGAAGCAGATCAGAAATTAAGAGATCTATCTGATAAGATTGACGATCTAGAAAAGTCTGTTTTGAATGTAGAAGAAATCGGAGAAGATAACCAGAAAAATCTATCTATTATCGGAAAAGGCTTGCAACGCTTGCAACGTTTTCGATTGCAAGAAAATTTGAAGAACGCCCTTAAAAGAGGGCATACTAACCAGCACGAAATAGAAGAACTTTCCCGCCTTTATGAGAGTTATATTGAATTAGGCGGGAATGGTGCTATTAAAGTGCTATTTGAACGGTTTTTAGACCTAGAAATTAAAGAGGAAAATTGAAATGAACCAAATTACTGAAATTGTAACCAGTGGGGCTATGAGCATTTTTGTAGTGTTAGTAGGTATTGTTGTTAATGCAGTAAAAAACTATCTTACAACGCGAGGCGGGAAGAAAGCCCTTGAAGTGGTTGAAATCCTAGCTAAAAACGCCGTACAGGCTACCGAGCAAGTAGCGGATAAGCTAGACATCCACGGTAAGGAAAAGCTGGAATACGCTAAAACAAGCCTTATCGAAGGCCTTGAAGCACATAATATTTATTTAACAAATGATCAGTTAAATACATTTATTGAATCCGCTGTTAAGACAGCAAACGAAGCCTGGAAAAAATGAGGTGAAAAACATGGATAAAGTAAGACTATTTCAAGATGAAGTATTAGGCCGGGGGTTTGATATTGACGGTTGGTACGGCTGGCAATGTTGGGACGGCTACGCTAAATATTGTTTATGGTTAGGTGTCCCATTCGCTAACTGTACAGATTCCGGTTATGTGAAAGACCTTTGGGAACAGCGTTTTAGCAACGGGATTTTGGACTTTTTTGATGAAGTTGAAATCATGCAAGGCGGGGAAGTGGCTATTTTTATGGAAACGGCAGTTACACCGGTTTCACACGTCGCTGTTTTTGTCGGTGATATTGACGGTTCCCAAGGTTGGTTCCTTGGTCAAAACCAAAGTGGTGAACCTGGACCAAACGGGGGCGCTAGCTTTGATTTAGCTATCTATCCGTATAGTGCGCTTTATCCTACCGCTTTCCGACCAAAAGGCGAACCGCTAGAGAAAGAAGAATTGAAAGAAATCATTACGGAAGTCATGGACAACCATGAAGTACCATTCTTCCCTGAAGACGCTACTTTCACGGTGGGCGATAGCCCTATCAATGTCCGCCGTTATCCGGATTTAACTGGTGAGATCGTGGCGACTTACCAACCAGGCGAGAAGGTTCACTACGATTCTAAGGGTACTAATGCCGGATTCCGCTGGATCTCTTACGTGGGAGAATCCGGAAACCGGAATTATATGGCTATCGGTCCCGTGGATGAAGCTGGCAACCGTACTGATTTATGGGGTATGCTTGAATGATTGGATTTAATTCAACGAATTTAAACCAAACCAAGGGTGGGGAAGTCATTAAACAAGGTGACTTTTCCTCCCTTTTTGAGTTCGAACTTTTGGACTATGAGAATAAAAAAATCACTAGTTTAGATGGTCAAACGGCAAAGGTTCGACTTGGAAACAGCAAAGGGAAAATTGAAATTGAATCCCTTGTAGAAAATTCCAAGGTTAGTTTCAAAATTGGTAAAGTCTTACCAGTCGGGATTTATCACATTGAAATTGAAACTGGTAACTATGTCTTTCCGAGCGATAGAAGCGCTAAGGTTGACGTTATCCAATCAGTTGAGGAATACACTAGCGAGCAAGTCCAAGGGCTTGTTAAAGAAAGTGAAAAAGATAACCTCCCTGAATTGGTAGATCTTTACAACCTAGCAAAAATTTAAACAGATAAGGAGAAATAATGAGTTTAAACACTGAACGACTTACACGATTTGCCCAAGCCGTAGGGCTTGACGTCAAGGAAATCAAACGCGAACTGGCAAACAAAGCTGAAAAAACTGAAATCGGTCAAGGTGGAATCACACAGCAACAACTAGAAACAGCTATCCAGGGCGTGAAAACGGCCATCCTTGGAGAAGGTACGCCGGAAGAATTGGACACGCTGAAAGAGATTGTTGACAAGATCAAAGCGGGCGAAAGTCCAGATAGTGCCATCATTGCCAAAATGACGGAACTGGGCCAAAAATTCACCGACTTGGAAAATCTTGATCTTGTGGCAACTTACACCACAGCGAAAGAGTGACGGCCATGAATAACATTATTGAAGTTATAAAAGCGATTGGCCGGGATATTAAGGCGCTGACTTCAAAACAAGCTGAATACTTGAAAGAAACAAAGGCTTATGAACTATTCCCGACCTATTCCACGCTTCAAAACCAAATGACAACAAACATCAAGGAAAAGCATTTAGAACTTGGTTTAGATGCCTTGATTGACGAAAAGTTAAAAAATGGTGGTGATCCATTCGTCACCAAGTCAAAAATTCCAGTAGTGGACACAAGTCAGCTTGCAACCAAAAACGATCTGGAAGAATTGAAGCGAAGTGCTGGCACTGGGCAAGCCAACGAGTACGAAATCCACGGAACTGGTATGCCTAACGGGCGAGTTACTGCCCCAGTTGGTACGACATACGTCGATACCAACGCGACGAATGGCGCTCTTAAATGGATCAAGAGACGAGGGACTGATAATCAAGGCTGGGAAGTCTTGACGGGTGATACTGGTTGGAAGAAGTTAAAAACACTCTCGACGTTAGGGGCTTCTGCCTTACACGTCAGACGAATTAACAATCAAGTGACGTACAAATTCGAGGGGTTACAATGGGGATGGTTTGGAATACTTCGTCGTGGCGCTCCGGGTTACGCTACACATCCGAGCAATCGAGAAAAGAAAGTATTCATTTTAAACAATGGAGAAGTTCCGTATGGTTTTCGAGCGCCTTTCTCGTTAATCGGTCAAATATTCAACGACAATGGTGTACCGTATGGTACATGGTATATAGGTTCTGCTACCGACGCTAATCATTTAAGGTTTCAATTTTTAGATCCCGTACCGACTGACCGAGATATTGGCGATATCCGGGTATCATTGATATCTTATGTTACGGATGACCCGTGGCCATCAACTCTATAATCTGACATATATAAGACACAACCCTCCCAAATCGGGAGGGCTTTTTTTATTGTGTTTATAACGGAAATTTTTAAGATTGTCTATTATAACGAAAAAAAGCCTTTTTAGGCTCACTTTCTCAACTATACGGGCAATAAATGAATACGATTTGACTACGGTTTATTTTAATTATCCGAAATTATTCGATAGGTATTTTTCTTGAAAATATTATTTTTACAACTAATAGAAAGTTATCAGCGTTTAATGGTAACCATAGATTGTTTTTGGTATAATAGAGGGGTGTATCTTTTGGACGGAATAGGTCACAGGATTCAATCCAGATGCATAAATGAAGAAAGAAAGTAGTAACGTGATGCAAGCCTTATATAACCTTCTTGCTGAGAAATTTCGGCTGACTTTTGACGATACAGAATTGTTGGAAACAGCTTTTACACATACCTCATATGCGAATGAGCATCGCCTCTTAAAAATTTCACATAATGAACGTTTGGAATTTTTAGGAGACGCTGTTCTCCAGTTAGTGATTTCCGAATATTTATTTGCCCTCTACCCAAGTAAGCCAGAGGGTGATTTGTCAAAAATGCGTTCCATGATTGTTCGTGAGGAAAGCCTGGCAGGTTTTTCTCGTGATTGTGGTTTCGATCAATTCATCAAACTTGGCAAGGGAGAGGAAAAATCTGGAGGACGTAACCGAGATACCATCTTAGGAGATTTGTTTGAAGCTTTTTTAGGGGCCTTGCTCTTGGATAAGGGAGTGGAGACTGTTCGGAATTTTATTCAGCAAGTCATGATTCCTAAAGTCGAGGCAGGTCAATTTGAACAAGTGATTGACTATAAGACACGCTTGCAAGAAATCCTTCAGATCCACGGTGATGTACTGATTACCTATGAGGTGACGAGTGAGTCAGGTCCGGCTCACGCTAAAGAATTTGAAGTTCAAGTGTCTGTCAATGGGAAACTCATCGGCCAAGGACGTGGCCGGTCTAAAAAGGCTGCAGAGCAAGAAGCAGCAAAAATAGCAGTGGAAAATAAGGTGGATCCCTCATGTATTTAAAGGAAATTGAGATTCAAGGATTTAAGTCTTTTGCAGATAAGACCCGGGTTATCTTCGACCAAGGGGTTACCGCAGTTGTTGGCCCTAATGGATCTGGAAAATCAAACATTACAGAAAGTCTACGGTGGGCTTTAGGGGAATCGAGTGTCAAGAGCCTACGTGGAGGCAAGATGCCGGACGTGATTTTTGCAGGGACTGAAACTCGTAAACCTTTAAATTACGCCTGTGTAACGGTAGTGCTGGATAACCGGGATGGCTTTATCAAACATGCTGCTAAGGAAATTCGAGTAGAACGACATATCTACCGCTCGGGTGACAGTGAGTACAAGATTGATGGCAAGAAAGTCCGTTTGAGAGATGTCCATGACCTCTTTATGGATACTGGGCTTGGGCGAGATTCTTTCTCCATTATTTCCCAAGGGAAGGTCGAGGAAATCTTCAACTCCAAACCAGAAGAGAGACGAGCTATTTTTGAAGAAGCCGCGGGAGTTCTTAAATTTAAGACGCGTCGCAAGGAAACGGAATCTAAGTTGGTCCAAACCCAGGATAATCTGGACCGTCTGGAAGACATTATTTTTGAGTTAGAGGGACAAATCAAACCTCTTGAGAAGCAAGCCCTTGTGGCCAAACGTTTCTTAGAATTGGATCAACAACGCCAAGTTCTTTATCTGGATGTTTTGATTGCTCAAATTGAAGTCAATAAAAAAGACTATGATCAAGCTGTCCAAGAAGAAGCCTCCATCCAAGAGCAATTAAAGGCTTATTACCAGAAAAGAGAAGAGTATGAGGCGGAAAGTCTCCGATTGA